CAGTGAGTACAGAATGAGTTGGACATATACGACATTAAAATCAGCTATACAAGATTATACACAGAATACTGAATCAACCTTTGTGGCTGATTTAGGAACTATGATTAAACAGGCAGAAGATAGGATAGTTAAATCTGTTGAACTTCCTAATTTTAGAAAAAATGTTACTGGTTCATTAACAAGTGGCAATCAGTATTTATCAACACCATCTGATTATTTATATCCTTTTTCTTTAGCAGTCTTAGATAGCGATAGTGCATACACTTATCTTTTGAGCACAGACGTAAGTTTTATAAGAGAAGCATATCCATCAGCTTCTTCTACAGGAGTGCCAAAACACTATGCACAGTTTGACGATAATACTTTTATTGTTGGACCTACACCTAATGCAAATTTAACTGCTGAATTGCACTATTATTATATTCCACAATCAATAACAGAATCATCTGACGGCACTAGCTGGTTAGGAACAAATGCTCCAGAATTATTATTATACGGAAGTTTATTAGAAGCTTATACATTTATGAAAGGTGAGCCTGACATAATGGTCAATTATGAAAAAAGATTCCAGGAAGCATTACAAAGACTTACTTTATTATCTGATGGATATAATAGAAAAGATGCTTATAGGGATGGTCAAAGAAAAATAAATGTCTAATGAGCCAATAACAACGCTAGAAGGCAAAGATATTGCAATAGTTGCTATGGGTCAAAGTCAATTAGATTTTCATTTAGCCCAGACACACAGCGTAAAATTTGATGAAGTTTGGGCTATTAATGCAATGATAGGAGTTCTACCTAATATAGACAGAGCTTTTATATTAGACCCAATGAGTAGATTTTTAGACACAGAAGATGCTGGCACAATGACTTCAATGATGAGAAATAAACTGCCATTAGTTGATTATCCTATTTATTCTTGTGAATTAGATGAAAGAGTTCCTGCTGTAGAAGAATATCCTTTAAAACAAATAATTAAATATTCTAGAAGTGCTTACTTAAATAATACAGTAGCTTATGCAATAGCTTATGCTTTATGGAGTAAAGTAAAACAAATATCTATTTTTGGTGTAGATTTTACTTATCAAACTAATATGCACTTTGCAGAAGCTGGAAGAGGATGTGTGGAATTTTGGATTGGAAAATGTATTAATCAAGGTATAAAAGTGGGGATAGCACCACGTTCATCTCTTTTAGATACAGATGTAGACACAAAAAATAAACTATATGGATATCATAGACTAAATAATCCACAAGTTACTTTCCAGGATAATTATGGCAATATAAATGTTTGTAAATGGTCTGATATGCAACAAACTGAAATAAAAAAACCAATAGGTATAATAGGTAGAGAAGATTTAAAACCAGTAGAGCCAAAGGAATATTAATGCAAACAGATAAATTTGAATTATCAATAGGTGATTTAGGAGTAACTACTACTCATAATAGAGGTCATTCTGTTGAAGAATTAGCTGAAATGGCTACAAATAAACTTATTTCTATAAGCGAAGATGCTGACCCTATGGTAAAAGCACAGGCTCACGCATTTAGAGATAGATGTAAATGGATCATTCAATTCTATGTAAATGAAGGAATAAAAAACCACATTTGCACAGTATGTAATGAATTAGAAAAACAAGGTCATAAAGACCTATCAAATATAATAAGGAGACTATAATGGCAATTACACAAGCAATGTGTACTTCTTTTAAAAGTGAACTTTTACAGGCAGTACATAATTTTAAAGCTTCTGGAGGTAACTCTTTTAAGCTGGCTTTATACACAAGTTCTGCAACTATGACTGCAGCTACTACAGCGTATAGCACAAACCAAGAAGCATCAGGAACAAACTATACTGCGGGTGGAGCGGCATTAACAAATGTTAATCCAACTACTTCTGGAACTACTGCGTTTACAGATTTTTCTGATTTGACTTTTGGAACAGCTACCATCACTGCTAGAGGTTGTATGATTTACAACGATACAGCATCTGGTGATCCAGCAGTAGCAGTATTTGATTTTGGTGCAGATAAAACATCTACAGCAGGATCATTTACTATTACTTTTCCTACTGCTGATGCTTCAAACGCTGTTATTAGAATAGCTTAAAGGAATTAGCCAATGGCTAATATAACAGGCTGGGGTCGAGGCACTTGGGGTCAACTTACATGGGGTGAACCCATCCCCGTTGAACTCACGGGTCTTGCAGGAACTTCAGCATTAGGGTCTTTAGCAATAACGGCAGATGCTAATGTAGCAGAGACAGGGGTTGCAGCAACTGGAGCTTTAGGTACTGAAACTGTAACAGGTATTGCTAATGTTTTTCCTACTACTGTAGTAGGAACTACTGCATTAGGCTCAGAAACAGTTAGTGGAGATGCTAATGTAGCAGAGACAGGATTAGCAGGAACAGGAGCTGTTGGAACTATACTAGCTGCTGGTTTTGCAATTACTGGTGTTAGTGGTACTGCGTCTACTGTTGGACTTGGCGATGAAACTGTAACAGGTGATGCTAATGTATATCCTACAACTGTAGTAGGAACAACAGCTTTAGGCAGTATAAGTCTAGTAACTGTAAATATAATTGCAGTTACAATGGATGCAGCAACAAGTGCATTAGGTGCTGAAACTGTAACAGGTACTGCTAATGTTTATCCAACTACAGTTACAGGAACAGGACAAATAACAAATTTATTAGTTTGGGGATTAATAGATGACTCACAAACTCCTAACTATTCAACAGTATCAACAACTCAGTCTCCTGATTGGAGTGAAGTTGCATAATCATATATAATTTTATAAGAGGAAAATAAATGGCTAGTACATACGTTAATGATCTAAGACTCAATGAAATGGCGACAGGTGATGCGTCAGGAACTTGGGGAACGACTACAAATACAAACTTAGAATTAATAGCAGAAGCTTTTAGTTATGGCACAGAAGCTATAACTACAAACGCTGACACACACACAACCACAATAGCAGATGGAGCAACTGATCCTGGTAGGTCTATGTTCCTTAAATACACAGGTGCATTAGATTCTGCCTGTACTGTTACTATTGGACCTAATACAGTTTCAAAGATGTGGTTTATAGAAAACGCTACTACAGGTTCACAAAACTTAGTTATTAGTCAAGGCACAGGTGCAAACATAACCATACCTGCTGGCGATACTAAAATTATTTATGCTGATGGTGCAGGTGCTGGTGGAGCTATGGTGGATGCACTAGCTAGTATTTCTGCTGTAGATTTAAAAGTACAAGACGATTTAACAGTTACAGATGATGTAACTATAGGTGGTGATATAGACTTAGAAGGTGCTATAGATGTAAATGGAACAGCTAATTTAGACGTAGTAGATATAGACGGAGCTGTAGATATGGCTTCAACGCTAACATTAGCAGGAAATGCTGATTTTAACGGAGATTTAGATGTTGATGGCACTAGCAATTTAGATGTTGTTGATATTGACGGAGCTGTGGATATGGCTTCTACCTTAACCCTAGCTGGTAATGCAGACTTCAATGGAGATTTAGACGTAGACGGCACTAGCAATTTAGACGTTGTTGACATTGATGGTGCTGTGGATATGGCTTCTACATTAGCAGTAACAGGTATAGTTACACTAACTGACGACCTTATTATTGGTGATGGAAAAACTATTGGCTCTGCATCAGATGTAGACGCTATGACTATTGCTTCTAATGGACAAGTTACATTTACGCAAACACTTATCGGTACTGATTTGGATATAAGTGGTGACGTAGATATTGATGGAACACTAGAAACAGACAATTTAACAATCGGTAGTGCACAAGGTAGTGATGGACAAGTATTAACTTCTACAGGAAGTGGCGTAGGTTGGGAAGATGCAGCAGGTGGTGCAAGTTCAATAAATGATTTATCAGATGCTAAGACTTTTGGTACTGGCTCTATAATGCTTGGAGATGCAAGCACAGGAACTATAGATGCAGCAAACTATAACACGGCTTTGGGTATAGATGTTTTTGCAGCTTTAACAAGTGGAGATGCTAACACGGCAGTTGGATGGAGTTCTCTTAAAGCACTCACTACAGGATCAAGCAACACGGGAGTGGGAACAAATGCTTTATTAACAGCCTCGACAGGAGGTACTAACACAGCAGTCGGAAGTGCTGCTTTAAAATTACTTACCACAGGTGATAACAATACAGCAGTCGGGTGTGCCGTAGGAGATAGTATTACGGAGGGAGATTCTAATACCTTAATGGGTTTTGAAACTGGTCAGGCAATTACTGACGGAGACAATAATGTTGCAATCGGTAAAGGTGCTTTATATGCACAAACTACAGCAGGAGATAACTTAGCCATAGGTACAGAAGCTTTAGCTTCAACAAACCATACTAGAAACATGGGAATTGGCTATAGAGCACTTACTGCTCAAAGTGGTTCTTCTGACAATATAGCCATAGGATATGATGCTTTAGTTAGACAAACTACAGGTGCAAATGGAAACATAGCAATAGGTAATTACGCAGGTAGAGCAGTTGTATCTTCTGCTAGTACATCACAACTTTTAGCTATAGGACATTCTGTAGCTTCAAATGCTTCAGGAGCATTAGCTGGTTATCAAAATGTATTTATAGGATATAACATAGCAAGCACAGCAAATTTAGCTGGAGCGTTTCAAAATACTGCTTTAGGTGGTAGTGCAATGACTGCTTTAAGTTCAGGCGACCAAAACACTTGTATTGGTAATAGTGCTGGAGATGCAATAACTACAGGAAGCAATAATGTTCTTATTGGATATGACTCAGGTTCTGATGCTTTAACAACAGTTAGTACAGGTAGTAATAATATAGTTCTTGGTAATAATAGTACGGCAGTAGCAGAAGTAAAAGTAGATTGGACTGTAGGCTCTGATGAAAGAGATAAAACAGATATAGAAAATTTACCTAATAATGCGGGTTTAAACTTTGTTAATCAACTAAGACCAGTTACTTATGTTTGGGATAATAGAAGTAATTATTATAAACCTACGGATGAAAAATATGGTGAAAGGGATCATTCTAAAAAATCAACTACAAAACAAGTAGGTTTTATAGCTCAAGAAGTTAAAGCTATAGAAGAATCAATAGGCTGGACAGAGGATCATATTGTTAATACAAGTAATGAACAATCTTATAAATTAACATATAGCCAAGTAATACCTATGCTAACTAAAGCAGTACAAGAACTTTCGGCTAAAGTCGAAGAACTAGAGAAAAAACTTAATTGAGGAGTAAAAAATGGCAGTAACAAAAGCAATAACAAAATGCGTTCCATTTGTTAATAGCAATAACAAAGTAGATAAATGGGATATAACTATGAAGTATGAAAACGATAGTGAGGGCGATGCTACTTACTATACGTCTAATTATAATGTTACAGTAAAACAATCAGAAAATGGTTTTACTTTAAAACAAAAAGGCAGTTGGACAAATGCACAGCTTGTAGCATTATGCCCTGTATCAGCATGGGATGCAGTATTTGCTAGTCAGGTAGATTCAGTTATTACGAATCCACCAGCAGTAAGTACACCAGACAACGACTTTAACGTACCTAGTTAATGGCAGAAGTAACAGTACACAGTATGCCTAGTGTTTTTGTCATGGAGACAGAAATGCCAGAAAGTATGGTTAAAGATTTAAATGAATATCTTGACGAATACGTTGAAGATGAAAATAAAAAGTCATTAGCTGATACTTTGGTTGGACAAATAACGCAAGGCGAACAGTTATTAATGGATAATAGTGACCCTAGATTAGAAGAATACAATCAACTTATAAGTTCGTTAGGAGCAGATTATATAAACTTCTTTTCACAACAAACAGGCACAAGGTTGAAAGCACCTAAAGCAGTAGCTATAGATGAAACTTGGTCAGTACATAGCTATGAAGGCGACTACAATCCTATACACGATCATGGCACTAAAACCATTATGGGTATATCTACTACTGGTTGGACTAAAGTACCACAACAAATACTAGATCAACCGACTGCTGCATCAGGTAATTATTCTTTATACAAAGCATCTGGTGATTGTGACGGTTATATAGCTTTTAGTTATGGTTTGAATCAATTAATGGACACAGAAAGATTGCGACCGCCTCAGTCTTTTGTTATGCAACCACAAGTAGGGAAGTTGTTGGTTTTTCCTTCTTGGTTGCAACACATGGTATATCCTTTTAAGGGAGAGGGCGAAAGAAGAACTGTTGTTTCCAACCTTAATTGTTGGGATATGCAAGAACAACCAACAGAAACAGAAACAGAAGGAGAAGAAAATGGAAATGATAGTTAATGCAATAACTGGGATAACCATAATTGTAACTGTTGCTAGTTTAATAGCAGCTTCAACCCCAACACCTGTCGATGATAAATGGATTGGTAAATTGTATAAATTACTAGATTTGCTAGCATTAAATATTGGTAAAGCTAAAGATAAAGCAATTAAAAAATAAATGGCAACTGCAAAAGATGCTCTTAATGCCATAGAATCACATGAAAGAGAATGTAAACTCTTATATAAGAGTATTGATGCCAGGTTAGAAGCTGGTTCAAAAAGGTTTGACAAGCTAGAAGTAATGCTTTGGGCTGTTTATCCTTTTATCGTAGCATCAGTTGTAGTTGCTAAATTTATATAAATAAGTCAAAAATAACAAAAGGATATAGTTAATGTATGAGTATGCTTGTAAAGTTAAAAGAGTTGTCGATGGTG